CGGTGAAAACAGCGGTACTACCACAGGTTCCGGCGGCGGTGGCGGTGCGGGAGAAGCCGGAGGAACTGACGGAACTGGTTACGGCGGCGATGGAATTCAAAACAACATCACTGGAACAGGTGTTTATTACGCCGGAGGCGGTGGAGGCGGGGAAGAAAACAATGGATTTGCGCCATCCGGCGGTTGTCCTGGCGGTCTAGGCGGTGGTGGAACTGGAGGAACTGAAAATACTCCTCCTCCAGCTACTAGCGGCACAGTAAACACAGGCGGTGGCGGCGGTGGTGGCGGTCGTTATTCAGATAGAGCCGGAGGCGGCGGCGGTTCTGGCATTGTTATTATTAGAGTTAATGGTACAGCGGCCTCTACTACTGGATCGCCCACAATTACAACAGTAGGATCGGATAAGGTTTACAAATTTACAGGCTCTGGGAGTATCACAATCTAATGGCACATTTTGCGGAAATCGGATTAAACAACACAATCGTCAGAGTGATTGTTGTACACAACAACGAACTTTTAGACGGTGATGGCGTAGAACAAGAATCTATTGGCGTTGAGTTCTGTCAAAACCTATTTGGAGGCACTTGGTTGCAGACAAGTTACAATGGCAACATTCGCAAAAACTTTGCTGGTATTAGTTTTACTTACGATTCTGAGCGTGATGCGTTTATTCCTCCACAACCTTTTAATAGTTGGGTGTTAAACGAAGACACTTGTTTGTGGGAGGCTCCAGTAGAGATGCCACAAGATGATAATTCATATACTTGGGACGAAGACAGTCTGTCTTGGCAAGTAGAAACGGTGGAGTAGAGAATGAGCAAGTCAAGAGATATAGCGGATAGCGCAGCAACGATTAACTACATTGATGGTTTAACATCTGACGCACAAACTCAGATTAATACCAAAGCTCCGTTAGCCACGCCCACGTTTACAGGAACGGTTACCGCTACTGCTTACGTTGGGGATGGCTCTGCCTTAACTGGCGTGGACTCTCTTCCTAGCCAATCAGGAAACGCTGGCAACTATCTAACCACAGATGGAACAAACGCATCTTGGGACGCAATCAGTTCTCCTGTTGGTGCGTTATCTGACGGTAGCGCAGTAGCAACTGCTGGAGAGGGTGGCTTTCCTGTAAGGTCAAGTATTGCTGTTGACTATGATACTGCTTTAAGCACAGCAAATAGCGACTTCTTTGTTGGTGTAGATGGCCCAGCTCAGTCACCATTTAATGAAGATGCTGGAGCAAGAGCAAGAGGATTTGGTGGGGTTGTATGGTCTAACTATTGGCAGCGATGGTTTGCCGTTACTCTAAGTTACATAGGTAACATAACAGCCCAAAATGCTCGTCTTGTCCAGAGCGTAGACGGCGTTAATTGGACTGACGTAGGCCAACTATCCAGTTTAGGAGGAATAAATTTAGATAAGCATTTGCTAGATGATTTGTACAGGCCGACAATCTGCTTTGATGACAGCAATGGTCGTTTGTTTGTTGCGTCTTATTCAAACTCGTCACCTTATAATTTAACTCTTGGATGGGTTGATTTAGGAACAGACAGAACAGGAACTCAGATTACATCTGCCTCAGTTTCTGGCGCGAATACACAAGGACACGTTTGTGATTGGAAGTGGGTTGAACCGCTTCAGAAAATTATCGGCGTTTGGTACAACAGAAACGGATATTTTAATCTATTTCAAATTTCTGCTGGCTCTACTTCTATTAGCCTACCGCAAACCAACATCGCTCATTCTTCGGGAAGCCATAAAAAAGTGCAGCTTTATTGGACGCAAACATCGGCTAGTAATTATAAATTCTACATTCAAAACGATTCTACCCAATTTTGGTATAGAGAAGGTTCTGATTTTGGCACTGTAACGTCAGGCACTAAAAGCGATCAATGGAGTGAAGCCTACCTTGGAGATATGTCTGCCAGCGTCTTGGTTAAGCCAAATGGTAGTTCTGTTAAATATTTAAGCACTGCTAATGATGATTGGAAAAATCAATCAAATTGGTCTAGCGCTAGCCTGCCTGCCAACAGCGATATGTATTTTTGCAAATACGATCCTGTAAAAGATGATTGGCTAGGATGGGGCAATCAAGGAATGGTTTTGCATTCAACGAACGGCACTACTTGGACGCGAGTGGGAAGGTGCGGCGAGGAAACTTCATCAAGAAGTTATATCTCTAGAAAAACTACTGGCGATTACGGATATTAAGAGAGTTAAATTATGACCGACCAAGAAGTTTATGACATGAGAGCGGCTGACATTAGGGTTAGGAGGAACATCCTGCTATCAGCCTCAGATTGGACTCATATGGTCAGCGATAGGGTGGTGGAAAACCAAGCAGCTTGGGCCACTTATCGCCAATCATTAAGAGATATTTCTACGCAAGCTGAATTTCCTAACACTGTTAATTGGCCTGTCGAGCCAGAATGAGCCTAGTCGATTACGCAAAGACCGACCGTCATCGAGAAGCTATGCAAGTGTGGGAAGAGTGTGGACGCAATAGCGCAAGGGCTGCTGGGATACTAGGTATCTCGCAGTCTACGATGCGTGACTATGTGTCTATCACTAAGAACACTGCGGCGGCGCAGGGCTATACAGAGCACTGGGACAGCACCTCCCTGGTCGGACCAGGGGAAACAGTTATCGGTCGCAGCGTCTACACTGCCGACCCAGATGGAAATAAAACCTGGTTAAAAACGAAGAGGACTGCCGCAGAAGCTGAGAAGGCAGAAGCTTTTAATGCTTTCGTTGAACAACTCTGCAAGGGCGTTATACCGGCTAAGAAAAAAGCTAAGGGTAAGAAGGTCCGCAAGGACGAACTCATGCCCAGCGTGATAATCGGGGATGCCCATATAGGGGCTCTCGCGTTCAAAAAAGAGACAGGTGATAGAGACTTCAATGTAGGCAAGGCAACCAGGGAGGTAGACGAGGCGATTTTTACGCTAGTCGAGCAGATGCCAGAAGCCAGGAATGGACTACTAATATCACTGGGCGATCTAGCGCACTCAGACAGAGCAAGCCCCTTTGCGACGACAAAGGGCACCCTGGTGGATATGTCCTGCTCCTATGAGGATCAATTAAGGGCGTGTGCCCAGGTCCTGATGAACGGCGTCGAGCAGATGCTGACCAAGGTGGATAACGTAACCCTGGTAGTGGCGAGGGGCAATCACGACGATCACACTAGCCTAACGGTCCAGATTATTCTGGAAGCCTACTTCGCAAAGGAACCCAGGGTAAATGTGCTAAAATCGTCTCAGTATGTGCATTATGTCAGATGGCACAAGTGGCTTCTTGGTGTACACCACGGGGACAAGATTAAGGCTGCTAAACTAGCCCAGGTCATGCCCAGGGATATGCCAAAAGATTGGGGTGAGACCACTCATAGGCAGTTTCTAGTGGGCCATTTCCACCATGCGTCGGTGCAAGAATTTGAGGGAGTGACTGTGTCTAAGCACGGATGTTTGGCTCCGCCAGACCGCTGGCACTCAAGCATGGGCTATGGATCTAATCACACAATGGACCTAATTGTTTACAAGGCAGGGGGAGGCAAGCTCATGACTTGCACCTACGAGATCCCTCGAGAATACGACCAAGCGAATGTGGTGAATTAAATGCAAGATAGGCTCGGTAGGCTCGAGGACAAGATCGACTCCCTCCAGGACGCAGTGATTAAACTGGCCAGGGTTGAGGAACGGATCGTCACAGTATTTAACAGGCAATCCGATATAGATAAAAAGGTCGATCGAATTGAAACCGAGCTTCATGAGCTTTCGCTTAAAATAGGCGGCAGGTATTCAGAGAGGATTTTCTGGATATTATTCGCAACAATCGCAACAGCCCTATCAAATTACTTCTAGGTGAAATTATGAGAAGTCTACTTATTATCCCAATGGTATTACTAGCCTCGTGCAGCCAGGCTCAGTTTGTGGCTGATGGGGTCAATAAATACTGCGAGCTCCCGGCTGAGTCCAGGGCCGCTAATCGTGAGGCGGTAGCAGTAGCAGTAGCACCGAACCGTATTGAAATTACCTGCGTCGAGTAGAGAGTGCGTAGAGAGGGCAGCAAGCTACTCGCTACAGTCTTACTCTGATATCCCTAATTGCATCAGGATTGAATCTTGGTGGACCTCAACGACCGCCTTTGTAATCATTGGCGAGAAGGTTAACTACGTCGTCTTCAGGGGCACACAACAGCCCCAGGACTGGCTTTTTAATCTATCCGCCCTACCCTACCGATATAACCGTAGATGGGCTCATGCGGGATTTGTGACGGCTCACAAGTCTGTCTGGAAGCGCATCCGAAGGCTTTTAGACCCTAAGAAGCGAACTGTGTTCTGTGGCCATTCCCTGGGCGCAGCTCTGGCAGAGCTCTCAGCTCATTGTTGCCAGGACTTTACTGACCTTTCCCTGGTGTGCTTTGGCAAGCCGAATGTCTTTTTGGCCAGATCTAAGCAGCGCATGACGCACCTGCAAGTGCAGATCTCGTTTGTATCTGGGTCCGATGTTGTTACCAGAATACCCAAACTATGCTACAGGCCTGACCAAAACCAGACGATGGTTTACTTTGATAATGACGGGCGGACCATAATCAACCCGGAGCGCGACTATGTTAAGACTGATTTCGGCCTGGGCGACAGCGTTTCAGATCACTCGATGGATGGTTACCGCAAGCTTGTTGTTGGTGATTTCCTTAACATCGTCGAGCTGCGCGGTTAGCAATAACCTCAAGGATGGCTACCAACTGGGCGATATAACCAAGGGAGTAGCGGAGGACTTGAAATGGTATTGCAATTCACCAGTAAAGCACGTTCGATCGGCAGCAAGGGCAGCGGTCCTAGCAACAACCGGGATAATATTGATCGATCCATGCAGGATAATCCCATGACAGATAATGTGGTGGACTTCCCAAAGGCTACGGGCCTGGATGATTACTATGGGATTATGGGTGCGTATGACCTGGAGCTTACAGAGCTGACCACTAAGGCTTTGGAATTAGGCTTGGACGTTCATACCATTGTTGGATTACTACAGGCCCAGGCTCAATTCCTAATATCCTTGGAGCTATACGAAGATGAAGACTGAGCTCGAAAAGATGCTTATCAGGCACGAAGGTAAGAGGTCTTTACCCTACGAGTGCAGCGCCGGCAAGATAACAGTCGGGGTTGGAAGGAACCTTGAGGACAACCCTCTCACCGAAGACGAGATTATGTATCTCCTGCGGAATGACATTGCTAAATTCGAGAAGGAATTAAATCAGTACGGATGGTATAGGATGATGGACCCGGTGCGCCAGGACGCATGCCTTAATCTTATCTTTAATATTGGCCATACTCGGTTCAGGCAGTTTCGTCGGATGATAAAAGCCTTTGAAAACCGTGACTATGACCTCGGGGCAGACGAGCTCCTCGACAGTAAGTACGCGCTCCAGGTAGGCGCTAGAGCCAATGAATTGTCTGAAATTATTAGGACAGGCAAGTACCAATAAAGTTTGACTCCTCTCTTATAAGGTCATAGAATTAAGCTTCTTATTACTGGAGGTTTAATCATGATGGAACAAATATCCCCGGCCGATCTGGCCAAGCATCTTTTTGAGAACGACGGGCATTTCGCTCCTAATCCTTATCCCTTTGCAAGCCCGGAAAGAGCTGAGTTTTGCAAGGCGATCTACGAGCTTTATGTGAAAGATTCTGAGGAAACCAGAATCCATCTGCAAATAAACTCTGACCGTGCGGAGGTTCTATGCCAGTAAATATACATGGTAAGGAATACTTCACAGTCGCAGAGCGCGTCTCAGCGTTTAGAGAAAAGCATCCCGATCGAACTATTGAGACAGAGATTGTCCGATGGGAGGGTGACGACGTGGTAGTTAAGGCGTCGATAAGTGATAGCGGTAAGCTAATTGCTACTGGCTTAGCTCACGAGGTGCGTGGATCTACCAACATCAACAAGACCTCACACGTCGAGAACTGCGAGACTTCTGCTATTGGTAGATGCCTGGCTGCATTTGGTATGGGTGGTACTGAGTACGCTACTGCGGACGAGGTGGCTAACGCTATCGCTCAGCAGAATGAAGCAAAGGCCGGCATGTCTGATAAAGAGGTTAACGAGCTCCTCATTGAGAACACGACAACCATGCTGGCCTATTCAGATGTTATCCTGGCTATCAAGGCAGGAATCTCCCTGGACGATCTAAGCACTGCATCTGAGGAATGGTTCTCTCTTGATGATGAGGTTAAGCGTCGTCTCTGGAAGGCTCCTAGTAAGGGTGGTCCTTTTACAACCAAGGAACGGGAGGTAATCAAGTCGACCGAATTCCGCACAGCTAATGGGGGTGGAGATGAATCAGAAGCCCAGACAGGCTGAAAGAGGGAAGCGCTATAAATCATGCGAATGCTGCATGGAAAGAATCAAGATCCGTAACGATTACTTGATATGCGACGACTGTGTCGCTTTAACTACGTTAATAACAAAATTATGGAGAAGTTAAATGTCTAACGCGTTTACAACGCTAACCAGCGTAAATAAGAGCCAGTACGATGACAGCTACTATGCCTCGATTGATCCAGGGGCTCTTAAAGTGTTGCTTGAAGCTTATGAGCAAGGTGCTGTAACTCTTAATAAGAATGGCAAGATTAGCCTTAAAGGCTGGAAGAACGAGTCTAAAGATGGAGGCCAGCCTTACATTTCAATGAAATGGTCAAAACCTATGGGTAGCGCTCCTCAAGAACCTGTCGCTCCCAGGGCTCCCACTGCCCCAGCGACGCCTGATGAATTTGCAGACGATATCCCCTGGTAGGTGACTTATGGACTT